TACTTTAAAAGAGTTGAAAAACTTTATTCGGTACCCTAATAACACATGGGGAGCTAGACCCGGTGCAGATAGTTGGGATGATCGAATAATGTCTTTAATATGGGCTTTAATAAGTTTGGAAAATGAAATTTGTGTAAAGTATTTTGATGTTGTTTCTCTTGATGATTGTGATCGTCCGCAAGTTATTAAGCCTCTAGACTACGGAATTAGAGGGGTTATAAGCCCGTTTAGTATGTACTCTAATGAAAAACTTGGTAATAGTGATCAAAATATTCTTCCCGTTGTAATAAATGATGCAAAAGAATTGGATAGTGATATAGAAACCCTGAGGCAACAAGGCTGGGAGTTTCCCAACCAGCAATCTGATGATATAAATAACTCGTGGCAACACCTGTAAACCAGCAACCAGTTTTTCAGAGCCCCTTCAATAAACAACGTAGGGATAAATTTCTATGTGTATTAACTATACCCACTATTCTAAAAGATAAAGTTGCAGAAGTTGCAAGGAGAAATTCTTCTGTAAACTTTAACACTTTGCAGTTTAGTGTGTTTGGAGCTATTGCACCACCAGTAGAAATACCACCGGTATTAGTCCCCTATGGTGGCCAGACACTCAAAGTAACATCCTATGCTAGACCTGAATTCCCAAGCCTAAAGATTAACTTTACCGTGGATAATCAATTCAATAATTATTGGGTTTTATTTAAATGGTTGGATATTTTTAACAATTCTTCCACTGGTATCTTTGATCCTAGCAATCAAAATATAGACTCAAATACCTCTGAATATATGACAGATATATCCATATACGGTTTGGACGAATATAACAAGCAAACTGTTAGATTTGACTATATTAGAACTTTTCCTATTGGTCTTGAAGGTGTAAACTATAATGATAGGGATTCAAGTGAGATGGAATGTGGGTTTCAATTTGCGTATCATCAGTTAAAAATGTCCTTGCTGTAAAAAAGAGAAAAAATTCTGTAAAAGTTGGTCGGCAAAGGTATAAATATAAACGATATGAGTCAACAATTTCTTGTAAGAGGTGTAAACTAAAATGGCCAGAACAATTCAAAGTCCCGGGGTAGAGATCAGAGAAGTCGATCTCACGCTTCGTCCGGTAGTCAATCAAGGTACAAGTGTTTTTATTACAGGTTTAGCTGCTCAAGGTCCAATAGACGAAGTACTAGAACCAACGAGCATGAGTGAATTTGAGGCAATTTATGGTACGCCTACAAATGCTGCTGAGAGATATTTTTATCATACTGTAAAGGCATCCCTTCAATCGCCAATTCAGTTAAAAGTTTCAAGACTACCTTATGGTGTGGCTAAGGGTGAAGGATTTGCTGAGTGGAGATATAGTGCTCTAGTTTATCCTGCCGCATTTACTAAAAATGGTACCTACACATCGAATGTTTCTTCAGCCGATACATACTTTTTAGGTACACCAACACACTTAGAGTTAAGCATAGAGCAGTATCAAGAGCTTTTAAACAACAATGTTAACTGGAATAGTAATATTTTACCTCAAAGCGGTGTACAGTATACCTACGATACTTTAAACAATTCTGCTGTTATTATTTTGAATCGCTCTCAAACCACAGTTAATAATAAATTTGAGGGGTATTATGTTGCTCTAACAGACAATAACAACAACAATCCTGCAACGCCTTTTGATGGTGTTCTGAGCGTTGCCGGTATTGCTAGCAATGCAACATCAATCAACACTTATGTAGATGTTCCTCCAGCTAGATTAAACTTTACATTAAGTGCATCTAAGTTTGGTGATGGGTCTAGCATCAGTGAGGTAATGGAGAATATTAGTAATTACGATCTCAGCCCTCGTACATTTGATGACACTCTTTCGCTTGGTATATTTAAATTACGTCAGAGCGTCTTTTCACCTGATGTTATTGCCCTTGATTATGTACTTGCGGAAAGCTATCCCGGTTCACTTGACTGGCACAGACAAATTGCTAGTACAAATGGTGGACCTGCTATTAGCTTCTTCTTAGGCAGTCAAGTATCTAACTCACCTAATGCACGGATAATTGTTAATCCGTACATCAGCAACCGTTATGGTGATTCCTGGTTGGGCAATGATGGTATTCCTACAAAGAAAGCCAGAATGCTGTCACCAGCACTCGCAACACCATTCAACAACCCTGGATTTGTGGATGATAATAGTTCATACACTACACGTGTTGGTGCCTCGTCTGCCACAGTATTATCACTTTTACGGGCATTTGGTACAACTAATGCATTGTTTCCGTTTGGTATCTATTCAAATACAGTAATTGCTGATAAAAATATTGGTAATCTACCCCAGAAGCTTGAGAGAGTGTTTGAGCTTGTAGAAAATCCAGATCTATATCCTATTAACATTGCCTGTGAAGCTGGCCTAGGTTCTGTTTACGTTGGTTCAGTATATCAGACTTTAAACAGCAATCTACCATTGTCTGCAAATGGTCCTTATGTTGATACATGGCCTGTTAATGCTTTGAGTGCCCTTTATACTACTAATTCAGAGAATCTCGATGGGGATGGTCTACTCCTTCGCTCAACATACAATAGTATTGCTAGTATCTTTGTACAGCAAGCGCAAAACCAAAGAAAAGACTTCTTGGTTATTCTTGATGCACTAAGACACATATTTGTCCAAGGTGACAATAATAAAGTAATCAATACAAAGAAATTGTGGGGACCTAATGCGGGTATTGATCCAAATCCTGCAGCAGACGGTTATAGTTCTACAAACTTCAGCCAACACATTTACTGGCCGCTACGTCATCAATTTAGTTTAATTGATTCAAGCTATGCTTGTACATATGCAACAGTTGCTCAAGTAATTGATCCTGCTACAAACAGACAAGTATGGGTACCATTTAGTGGCTTTGCAGCTGCTGCAATGGGTAATACTGATGCTAACTTCCAGCCTTGGTTTGCACCAGCTGGATTCACAAGAGGAGTTCTTCTCGGTGTTAATGATTTAGGGGTTTATCCTAAGATGAAGCAACGCGATCAGCTCTATAAATTTGGTTTAAATCCAGTTGCTTTCTTCCCTGTTGAAGGGTTTGTAATCTTCGGTCAAAAGACACTACTAAAGAAACCTAGTGCGTTTGATCGTATTAATGTACGTAGATTGTTCCTCAATCTTGAAGTTGCAACTCGTGATACAGTTAAGTTCTTCATATTTGAACCTAATACATTGTTTACAAGAACTCAAGTAATTAATACGCTCACTCCAATCTTTGAGAATGCCAAGAATACAGAAGGTGTTTATGACTACCTCATTATTTGCGATGAGCGAAACAATACACCAGATGTTATTGATAATAACGAAATGAAGGTAGATATCTATCTCAAGCCAGTACGTGCTGCAGAGTTTATATTGGTAAGCTTCTACGCAACTCGTACTAGCCAAAACTTCCAGGAGCTATTAGCCTAAACTAAAAAAGGAGAATAAATAATACTATGCCAGCCGTCAAACAACTTATCTCGGATTTTTATAGAGTAGCTTCTGCGCGTGATTTTCAACGCGATATTCAATTCAGGGTATTGAGTATCTCCCCTGGAGGCACCACAACCACCTTTGATGAGAATGATTTGGTTTACGCAAGATCTGCTTCGCTACCCGCTAGACAAATTAACAATGTAACAACAAGCTACATGGGATTAAATTTTAACCTTCCTGGTGTTGCTGCATATCCAGACAGTGCTAATTACTCATTAACATTCTACAATGATGCTAAAAATAACATCAGACAGAAATTTGAAGATTGGACACGTGATACCTTTAATGATACTAATAGCACAGGTAATTACTTTACCCCAACACAAGCAAGTGTAATCGATCTAGTTCAACTCGATACTAAGATGGAGAAAGTTGCTCAATATCAATTAATCGGTGTAAGCATTAGAGAAGTTGGCGGCATTAAGTATGATTTCTCAGCTGGTAAAGGTGATATTGTTTCGTTTGACGTAAAGCTAGCCTACCATTATTTTACTCGCCAGTCCTAAAATAACATTACTCCGATAAATATATTGGAGTAATTGTTGATGAATAATCCGCTAACTAATGCATTTGAAGGATTAACCAATAACGCTATTGGCATCGGAAGAGGAACTAACCCTCTCAGTCA